GACATAAGTTTGAGTGCCATAAAGATTCCAACAATAAAAAAGGATTGCGTGTTTTTAAATATTCTAATAAGTATGAATATTTAACAGCCGTTGTAAAACTACCGCGTGTTAAGGAGGTAACAGATGAATGGAAGAAAAGCTAAAGAACTAAGAAAGAAAGGAAAACAGTTGTTAGTAGAATGGTTGCATTCTTTTGTTCCTGAAGAAGAGAAAAAAAATATCAATTCAAGAAACATAGTTGAATATTTATCAGAGCAAACACATATTTTCAGTAACAATAGATCTTTGTTAAGTGCTTACTCTTTGAAATGGATTTATAAAAAGGTAAAAAGAAATCCTGACTTAACACTCGAACAACTACAAGAAGATTTAAAAGGATAAAAAAGAATGGCTAAATATGTTGATGAAACAGAGATAACAATAGATTTAGATACTGTTCATTTAGAACAGTTATTAATGTCTATAGGAGGAGTGCTTTTTGCAGGTGCAGAAGTTTTCGAGATAGAAACTCCTTTACTATCTAGGCTAGATGAGTTAATAAGAGCAGAACTAATACTAAGAGAAAACGGAATGGATATGCCAACAGATGAGACAATGCATTAATTATGAAAAGAAAACCAAGAAAGAAAAGACCAATTGAGAAAGGACTACCTAAAGGATATGATTCCAAATGGGAGTATGATCTTCATCAAAATGAGTTACAGAATTGGGAACATCATAGAGGATTGATTGAATACTCAATCCCTCATGTGTATCACCCTGACTTTATAAAAGTAATTAATGATAAGATAATATACCTTGAAGCAAAGGGTAGGTTTTGGGATTATGCTGAGTATAATAAATACAAATGGGTGAGAGAATATTTACCTGAGGATTGTGAGTTAGTGTTTCTATTCTCAGATCCTTATGCACCTATGCCTGCTGCTAAGAAAAGAAAGAACGGAACTAAACGGAGCCACGCTGAATGGGCAGAGAAAAATAACTTCAGATGGTTTGATAAAGATAATTTACCTAAGAAATGGAGAGAGGACTGAACGGACAAGACAGATTAAAAAGTATATTAAAAGAGGGAGACTATGTTTTCCTAGATGAAGAGGATGTTGGTGATGCTGTTAATCACCCACCACATTATAACAATGGCAAGATAGAATGTATAGAAGCAATCGAAGCCATGTTAACACACGAAGAATTTGTAGGCTACCTACGCGGTAACTCACTCAAATATCGTTGGAGATTTAGATACAAGAATGGAGTACAGGATTTAGATAAGGCTACTTGGTATGAGAATAAACTCAAACAAATACTATTAAACAAGGAAGAAGATGGAACAAACTAAACTACCTACAAGCTATCAAGAGTTCATACATCTTAGCAGATACGCAAGATGGAACGAAGATACAGGAAGACGCGAGACTTGGCAACAGACAGTCTCAAGATACTTTGACTTCATGCAAGAACATTTAAAGAAGAATAACGATACAGATATATCAGACATTAGACCACAGCTAGAACAAGCTGTACTTAATTTGGACATTATGCCAAGCATGAGAGCTTTAATGTCAGCAGGCACAGCATTAGAGCGAGACAATGTAGCAGGATTTAACTGTAGTTATGTTGCTGTCGATACAACTAGAGCATTCGATGAAACACTCTACATACTTATGTGTGGCACAGGTGTTGGATTCAGCGTAGAACGACAGTATATTAATAAACTTCCTGATCTTCCTGAAGACTTACATCAAACAGATACTGTAATTAAAGTAGCTGATTCAAAGATTGGTTGGGCAAAAGCTTATAAAGAACTGTTATCTTTATTGTATGCAGGTCAGATACCACAATGGGATCTATCTAACATTAGACCACATGGTGCTAGACTTAAAACTTTTGGTGGTCGTGCTAGTGGTCCTGCTCCTTTAGATGATCTTATGCAGTTCACAGTTAATATGTTTACAGATGCTATAACCAAAAACCAAAGGAAACTTGTTTCAATTGATTGTCATGATTTGATGTGTAAGATCGCAGAAGTTGTAGTAGTAGGTGGTGTAAGACGAAGTGCTTTAATCTCTCTTAGCAACCTCTCAGATGAGCGTATGCGTAATGCTAAGTCAGGTTCTTGGTGGGAGCATAGCCAACACAGAGCATTGTCCAATAACTCTGTAGCTTATACAGACTCAGCAGAGATGGGAGCATTCATGCGCGAATGGTTATCTCTGTATGATTCTAAAAGCGGTGAGCGTGGTATCTTTAATCGCCAAGCTGCTGAGAAACAAGCGGCTAAGAATGGAAGACGAGAAGAGTACAAAGACTTTGGTTGTAACCCCTGTAGTGAAATCATATTGCGCAATAAACAATTCTGTAATCTAACTGAAGTGGTTGTTCGTGCCGATGATACTTGGTCTACACTTTCAGATAAGGTAGAACTTGCTACAATCTTAGGAACTTTCCAAGCAACCTTAACTAACTTTAGATACTTGACAAAGGCTTGGAAAACTAATACAGAAGAAGAAGCATTACTTGGTGTGTCACTTACAGGCATCATGGATAATAAATTACTGAGTACTTCTGCGTTACTTGCCACAAACTTAGAAACTTTAAAGAACAAAGCAGTTGCTATGAACGAAGGTTGGTCAGCCAACTTAGGAATCAAACAATCAGTAGCTGTTACTTGTGTTAAACCTAGCGGTACTGTCAGTCAGTTAGTAGACAGCGCAAGCGGCATACACACAAGACATAGTGATTATTATATAAGAACTGTAAGAGCAGATAAGAAAGATCCTATTGCACAGTTGATGGTTGATCAAGGAGTATATCACGAAGATGATATTACTAAGCCTGAACATACTCTAGTGTTCTACTTTCCTATTAAATCTCCTAAAGGTTCTTTAACAAGAAAAGACTTGACAGCCTTAGAGCATTTAGAAATATGGAAGACTTATCAAAACCATTGGTGTGAACATAAACCTTCTGCTACTATCTCTATTAAAGAACATGAATGGTTGGATGTAGGCTCATGGGTATGGAATAACTTTGATGATATATCAGGTGTTTCATTCTTACCTTATGCTGATCACTCCTATCAACAAGCACCTTACCAAGAGATAACAGTAGAAGAATATAAAGAGTGGCAAAAGAAAACAACAAGTAATATTGATTGGGATCTAATAAAAGAATATGAAAAGGAAGACATGACTGAAAACACTAAGGAACTTGCTTGTACAGCAGGTGCGTGTGAGATACTATAATGGAAGCAACATTACTAACTTTTAAAATAGTCCTGGATAGTAAAGGAAATATTATGTCAGACTTAGGAGGTCTTCCACTTAGAGATGTTGATAAGGTTTTTAAAAGTAAAGAAGATGCTCAGATTATTAAAAAGATTATTCGTGAAGGAACAATAAAACTTCAAGGAATACATCGTTATTTAGAAAACGAAGTTTGTGCAATTAAATATGTGGAGTAACAAATAAAAATGAAACATCTAATACAATATTCTTTTCACTATTCATCAGCTTTCTTATTTTTCCTTTTACTAGGACTAACAGCTTGCCACTATTAATTATTTCTTTCCTTTAGAGCTGTTTGTATAGAGTCCAAACCAAGCAGCTCCTGCACCTACAACAATAGATATCAGACCTGATTGTTCAAAGCTAGGTTCAGGTAAATCCATAAACCAAAAGGTTGTAAAATATAATAGATACATATATACACCTAAGAAAGCTCTTGGTATAATTCTCCAAGCATCTAGTGCTTGTGCTACAAATATAAATCTTTGATAAGGGTTGTCATTCTTTATATCTTCTAAGGTTCTTATTTTATCTTTAAGTGCAGCATTCTCTTGAAGCATTTCCATGAACTTAGATAAGTCCATCTCGACTTCATTTCGAGACATATCTCCACCAAACCTACCGCTTGGGTACTGTTGCTCATCACCCATGTCAATTCGCTAATGGGTTATCGTCTTGATCTTCAATTCGTTTAACCCTGCTATCTAATGAATTTATCTGTGTTGTTGCAGTTGATATGTCAATGTCTATAACTTTAATCATGTTACTATTTTCTTTAATCTCAGGCATGATAGTATCATCTATTGACTTATTAATATAAGACACAGAAGTTTCTATAGCACTAAAGCGTTCTTCAATTTCTTGTTGAGCGTCTTCTGTTCCTTCTACACGACTTATTTTCTTTTCAAGGTTTGTAATACGATTAACATATTCTGCGCCTGTATATCCAAAGCCTGCTAATGTACTAACAATACCTACCAAAGCAATTAACTGCGCTCCTTTTGTTTTAAACCAATCCATGTTATTCTCCTTTTTATAAATTTGGTTGTTGTTTTATCATCTCATTTAATCCTGTCAAACTTGTGGCATACATATTGTAAAACCCTGCATTGTTATCAGGTATAGATGCGTTTGCATAGATTGCTTTAGGCTCGTACCAATCACTAGCCTGTGGCAATGCTACTTGTCTGTAAGCATCAAAGCCTGCCACATATCCCATATAAGCAACAAGTTCTGTTGAGTCTGCATACTCTCCTGTCTCTTGTTGTTCTTGTTCTAATTCTTCTTGTTGTTGTTTTATATTCTGTGCAACAACTTGTTCTGCTGTGCTGTTGGTGTCTTCTACATTGCCAACTGCTACATTGTTATCAGTAGTAGTATTTCCTACTGCTGCATTATTGTTACCACCTGTAGTGCCAACTGCTGTATTATTGTCACCACCTACATTGCTTGCAACACTAGTATTGGTGGTAGTTTCAGAGGTAGTAGTGGTGTCTGATCCTACAGCTACATTATTACTACTGTTGGTATTTCCTACTGCGGTATTATCACTACTCATTGTATTCCCTACTGCTACATTATTGTCACCTATTGATGAGCTGCCTGTCATCTCTGTTCCTACACTCATATTAAGTACCTGTTGTGTTTGCATTGCTGCACTAGAAACTTGTTCTGAAATGCTTGGAGAGCTTGACATACTCTGTCCTGATGATGAAGATGTTACAGCACTACTTGTTACTGTACTTGTTCCACCTGCTGCTACTGTATTGCCTGTAGAGTGTATAGAGTTACCTGCTGTTGTTCCACTCATACTATTAGAAGCGGCTTGTATTGAATTTGCAACAACATTTAATTGTCTTGCTTTTTTATCTTGTTTCTTGTCATCATTCTCTGCGACAGCAATATCGCGATCTTCTTCTCGGTCTTGTGTCTCTTCTTCAATTGTCTCTGCATCCTCCAAGTCTCTACCTTCTTCTTCAATAGTCTCAGCAAACTCTTCAATTGTTTCTTCACTTTCTTCCTCTTCAAACCATTCATCTAGTTCTTCAATAGTTTCAAATTCTAAAAATTCTTCTTCGTTTATTTCTTCTTCAAAATATTCTTCCATCTCTTGTCTTTCAAACTCATCATATAATAAGAATGTTTCTGGTAGCGTATCATAAGTTTCTAGTTCATAGCTTACAACAAACTCATCAAGATATTCATCTTCCATCTGAAAATATTCTTCTTCAAAAATATATTCTTCTTCATAGTAGAGTTCTTCTTGTATTCGCAGTTCTTCTTGTGCTGTATCATACTCATCCATTAACACATCTACATCATCATAAGAATCCATAGTTGTAGTTTCCCATTCAACCATACCATCATTAGCAAACTCTACTTCTGTACCAAACCATTCATCTACTTGTTCCTGTCCAAACTGTTCAACATCCAGTACATACCAATCTTCATCTGTAAAATCTGCGCAAGCATTTTCATAACACGGATCACTCGGCTCTAACCACTCATCATATTCTTCATCGTACCAGTAGTCTTCTTCTGTGTATCCGTAATCAAATTCATCTTCAACATAATAAGCTACAGATTCTTCTTGTGTGTAGCCTGCACAGAAAGGTCCGTATTGAGGATCTAAAGTACATTGAAGATCATCATAAGCATCCCAATAATAAGTACATGCTGTGTTATATAAAGAGTTTAAACCACATTGTTGTGTAAAATACGCTACTGCATAACCAGAACACTCTGAACTACTTAATGGATCAGAAGAACATGCATTATTATATTTGAGAGATTTGTTTTCGAGAAGAGTATTATAGGCAGTACTGTTCCAATTGGTATTAACACAAGTACTAAGATTTGTTGTGCCTGTATTACATTCATCATGGAAAAGGTATTGATTGTATTCAGTATTCGATCCTTGAATACCTATAAGGACATCGTGATTCTTTATATCTAAAGCACCATATCTAAACTCTATAGTAGAATCAGCTTCATACAAAAACATTTCAAAAGTATTATCAGATGCTCTGTTATATTCACGTAAGTTGTACCAACCAACTACAAAGTAATCGTTAGCTCCCTCTACTTCAAAACTTTTAGAAAGTATTTTAGAACCACTATCTCTTATAAGATCAGTCCAGAACGGATAGATTGTATAAGGGGTGTCAGGTAACG